TACTTGACGACATATACCTTGGTCCAATCACTGATTGGGTATTGTATAGAGCGTACTCGAAAGATGCAGAGTACGGAGCTAATGAGGCACGCGCTTCATCAGCGTTTCAAACTTTTAACGCGGCTATTGGTACAAAAACTCAAGTGGACGCGGCAGTTTCGCCGTCTCCAGGAAGTATGGTGGCGTAGATGGCTACAACCCCTTGGAGTAAATTTTATCCGTACCTGCAACCTTACCTACCGGGTTGTCCTGAGATTGTTATGGAGTCTCACTTACAAGAGGCCGCTTCTAAGTTCTTAGAGCGAAGCGAGATTTGGCGCTTTGAGATAGAAAAAGATTACGCTGTAAATAAAGTAGCAGACTACCCTATACAGTTACCTTCTAATGAAGCAATTCTAGAAAACATCTATGAGTTAATTCTGGATGGTCGACCTATGAGTCGTGTCACGGACAAACATTTAGACACGTCACAGTTCAACGGCACGGGATCTCCGACTTTTTATACAATCTACCAAGATACATCTATTCGGTTCTACCCAACACCTGACAACAAATACTCTTTCAGAGGGTGGGGAGTTCTTAAAACAAAACTTACTGCAACGGGTGTAGAAGACTGGATCTTTGAATCTCACGGGCGCTGTATTTCTTACGGGGCTATAGCACATTTAACATCTGTACCCGGCAAAGAGTGGAGCAACATGGAGTTGTCCATGTACTACCGACAAAAGTTTGCCAAAGAAATCGACGACGCAAAGAGTAGAGAGTACCGCCGAGTAAGAACGCGTGTACAATTTCAAAACTTTCCTGGTCGTAGAAGGAGAGCATAATGGCAACATCATTTAACTACGTACAAGGCGACACTGGACCACAAATAAAAGTGACGTTGGTTGACGAAGATACGAACTTAGCTACAGACTTAACAGGCGGTTCTGTAACTCTGCATTTTCGTGCTGTTGGAGAAACAACAGTATTATTCTCGCGAGCGTTGTACGTAAACCCAGACACTGCTGCTACTGGAGTAGCAATCGTCCAGTGGCAGGCAAACGATCTAAACCAAGAAGCCGGTACTTACGAGGGTGAGCTAGAAATAGTTAAAGCCTCTGGACTTCGTGAAACTCTGTACGAAACCTTACGGTTCAGAATACGGGAGGACTTTGCGTGAAACTCAAGTCCGTAGTATTACACCAAGCTCTTAAAGCCGCGTACAAGCGGCTAGGTGTGTCTGCGACTTACACTGCAAACTCCGTAAAAGCGACGTTTGAAACCGGCGAGTTTTTAATAACGTCTGCGTTCTTAGACAGTTTAGCTGCGTTAGACGGCGTAGGTACATCAGACGGTGCTGTTTTAAGCGTGTTTAAAACTTTCACTGACGACTCTAGTGCGGCGGAGGATGCCACTCTAGCGTTCTTTAAAGTTCTTGCAGATAATGGGTACGTAAGTGAAGAGCACATATTTGATTTCTTTAAGCCGCTAACCGACACAGCGACAGTTTTAGACCCGATTAGTAAAAATTTCAGCACTGGGTTTGATGACGCGTACGGCGCCAGTGAGGTATCGACGCTTACTTTAGGGAAGGTGGCAAACGATAGTTTTTCGACCAACGACCTATTGTTCGTCAAGCACCCCAATAAAGGCTTAAACGAAGCTCCTACTGCTGTGGATGCAATAGATGCGTTTGCGATTACCAAATTCCTCGCCGACCAAGCAACTGTAACTGATGACCTAGACGGCGAAGCAACTACAGAAGACGACCAAGAAATGCAGTTTGCAAAAGTTACAGGAAACATAGCTGCGGCTACAGACGCCCTAAACTTTGCTGTGAGTTACAACAGAGCGTTTACGGACAGCTACGGAGTTACGGACGGTGATGTTCTTAACTTTGGTAAACGTCCGTCAGACACAACCTCCATGACCGACGTGGGGTCATTACGAAGTCAGGGTTTTGCTGACTTCACTTACTTTGCGGAAGACTACGTCGGCGCTTCCCGAACCTTTACTTAGGAGATCGAAATGATCCTTGAAAACCTAAAGCTATCCGGTCAGCTTAACATCGTCCTAAAGGACAAGGCCGGGAATATCAAAGAAGAACGCGTGGAAAAGAACCTCGTTGTAAACGCGGGGCTTGCTTATATCGCATCTCGCATGACAGGTACTTCTAAAGCAGTCATGTCTCACATGGCGTTAGGTTCCGGCACAACAGCAGCGGCCGCAAGCCAAACTGACCTTGTGACCTTACTGGGGTCTCGCGAAGCGTTAGACTCGTCGACGATCACAGGTTCTAACAACGAAAAAGTTGCATACGTTTCTGCGTTTGAAGCGGGTGATGCAACGGGTGCTGTAACAGAAGCTGGAATTTTCAACGCTGCATCCTCGGGTGACATGCTTTGCCGTACAGTATTTAGCGTCGTTAACAAAGCTGCTGATGATACGATGTCCGTTACTTGGACAATCACTTTAGCTGCATCTTAATAGGTAGGGGGGAACAATGGCTACTATTGTAACACGATCTGGCAAGGGTTCGCCCCTAACTAACACTGAAGTTGATGCGAACTTTACCAACTTAAATAACGATAAGTTGGAGAGTGTTAATAACACAACGTGGAGCGGTACTGACCTCTCTATAGCAAATGGCGGAACAGGAGCATCTTCGGCTGCTACTGCGCGAAGTAATTTAGATGTCGATCAAGCCGGAACAAGCTTGGCAATGGCAATAGCATTGGGGTGATTCATGGCAAACGTCTTTAAGAACTACACAAGCGCCTCAGTTGGTACAGGTGCTACAACTACATATACAGTACCAAGTTCAACTACATCAGTGATGATCGGATGTAACTTAGCAAACCGAACAGCATCACAGATCAAAGTGGATGTACAAGCGGCTGGAGCATACGTCATCAAAGGTGCACCGATACCTTCTGGGTCGGCTCTATCAGTCTTGGATGGCAAGATCATCTTGGAGACTACAGACACAGTTGTTGTAACATCTGACACTGCATCAAGCTGTGACGTTATCGTGAGTGTATTGGAGCAAACATAATATGGCTGGATATATAGGAAGTAAATCATCTGTCACACTTGTTGATGGATACACGGAAGCTGAAGCTGATGCTGAGTTTGTAGCTAAATCTACTACAGGCAACTTAACACTAGACGTTTCAGGTATATTAAATCTTGACTCCGCTTTTAGCAGTGGAACAACAGGTGGTATTATTCGCCTTAAAGATGCTGGTACTCAGTTTGGTGATTTGTATGAAGACTCTGGTAATTTTCTAATTGCTTCAGCTCAAGTAGACAAAGATATTATTTTTAAAGGCAATGATGGCGGTGCAATCATCACACCAATGACGATTGATATGTCAGCAGGAGGCAAAGTTGGTATTGGGACGAGTTCGCCCGACTTTAAACTTCAAGCAAGCGGGTCAAACACTCAAATTGGCATAGAGTCAACCGCAACTGACCAAAATGCTTCTCTTTACTACACAGCAAATGGGGCGCATCAATGGGAAGTGGGGGTAAACATCACAGCAGGGGCGAGCTACGAAATATACGATAGAGTTAATAACAGCTCACGCTTTGTAGTCGACCACTCAGGCAAAGTTGGTATTGGGACGAGTTCGCCTACGCAAAAGCTAAGGGTCGAGGGCAATATACAAAGCACTGGACAGTTTTATGCTGGGTCAGCAGGTGCGGCAACTCCTGACTATGCTTTTGCGGCAGATACTAGCTTGGGTATGTTTAGAATTCCGGGGGCTTTAGGTTTTTCTACTGGCGGCACAGAACGTATGAAAATAGATGCATCAGGCCGTGTCACAATGCCGTATCAGCCAGCGTTTATGGCAAAAAAAACGAGTAGCCAAGAGCAGAGTGCTACTACTAATACCAAAATAACTTTTGGTGATACAGACGTTAATGTGGGTAGCCACTACAATAATACAAATCACCGTTTTACTGCGCCCATTGCAGGTACTTATTTATTCGCAATTAACTTGCGTATAGGTGCAGAGAGTAACCTGCGTGTTCTTACCATTGCCCTCCGAAAAAACGGAAGTGAACTCTATGGTAGGATTTTTGGACAAGGCGCAGGGAATGACTATGGAAGTGGGTCTTACGACCATCCTTACGTTTCAGGCAGTACGATAATCTCCCTAAACGCAAATGACTATGTTGAAATGTGGACAGGGGCTGAAATTACATACTCTGGTAATTTGGTAATTCAACAAGGTAACGGAACGTCACAATTTATGGGCTATTTAATCGGATAAAAAGGAGGCAAGTATGCCAAACATAACAATCACACTTACAGACACACAATACAAAGGCTTACAGTATGCCGCTTTAGACCCAGAAGAATGGGCTGAGAATGCAGTCACTGAACGAGCTAGAATAGCTAACGATGAAATCGTATCAATGTACACCAATCGTGCATTAGACGAAGGCGTAGCTATACCAGCAACAAGAGAGCTAATCGTAGCAGATGCTTTCACAAGAGGCTGGGCTAAGACAGCCGCACAAGTAAACGCTGAAGCAAGCGAAACACCCTAATAGGAGACTAACACATGG